AATACCGTTTGTTGGGATTTAAATTCTGATAATACACAAGACGAAGATTTTACTGAGTTTGGTGGTATTAGAAATACTGCTGCTGCTTCTGGAAAAACAGGAGACATAAAATTAACCACTACTAGTGCTAGTAGTGGTGATACTTACGTCGCTGTTCTAACTTGTTTCAAAGATTTTGATTAATGGCAACTTCTGGAACAAGAGTATTTGCACTTAATACAGCAGATGTAATTGAAGAGGCATACGAATTAGCAGGATTAGAAGTTCGCACTGGTTACGACGCTAATTCTGCTAGACGTTGTCTTAATATCATGTTTGCTGACTGGTCTAACAGAGGTGTGCAACTTTGGGAAGTAGAACAGGTTACTACGAATCTTGTTAAAGACACAGCAAACTATTCTTTAAATGCATCCGACATAGATATTTTAGATGCTGTAATTAGAAGAACATCTGGAGGAACTACTAATGATTTACAGATGGAAAGAATCGATAGATCAGAATATTTCAACATACCTGTAAAATCATCTACAGGTAGACCTTCGCAATTTTATGTAGAACGAACTTTAACACCATCTATTTATTTATACCCTACACCAGAAAACTCTACTGATCAATTAATTACCTATAGATGGAAAAGAATAGAGGATATAACTGACTCTAAAAATGATCAAGATTTGCCCTCAAGATTTATACCTTGTATGGTGAGCGGTTTAGCATATTATATTTCTGTTAAAAAGAACCCACAAAAATCTATGATGTTAAAACAGATGTATGAGGAAGAATTTAATAGAGCTTATGAATCTGATAGGGATAGGTCTAGTTTAAGATTAGTTCCTTTTAGACAATCAATATGAGCTACGCTAAAGGTAAGTATGCTTATGGAATATGTGATAGATCAGGTTTAAGATATAAGTATAATGATTTAAAAAAGACTTGGGACGGTTTAAAGGTAGGACCTGATCAATATGAACCTAAACACCCACAATTACAACCAAATAGAGTTTTTGTAGATCCTGAGGCTTTATATCAAGCTAGACCAGACATAGATAAAGAAGTAAACGTTGGTATAGTGAGAACAACTAGTAGTAATCCACAATACAATACTACTGACGATTTCATAGGTGGCAGTTTTAATTTACTGTCAGCTTTAGGCGGTGTTGGAGAAATTACTGTATCTGGTGTTTCATCGTCAACACCATCTCCTTCTCCAACACCTTCGCCTACACCCGCACCAACACCATCGCCCTCGATAACAACATACACTGTAACTGTGGCTGCTTATTATGGGGCAAATTATTTTTACATTGATGGAAGCAGAGCTCCTACATTAAACTTCACAGAGGGACAAACTTATAGGTTTGATCAATCAGACAGCACTAACAATAACCACCCTTTGAGGTTCTCAATAACTTCTAATGGAACTCATGCAGGTGGAGTGGAATACACTACAGGGGTAACAACTAACGGAGTTCCGGGTCAATCTGGAGCATACACACAAATAGAGGTTGCTTCTGGAGCACCAACATTATATTATTATTGCACTAACCATTCAGGAATGGGAGGTCAAATTAACACATGAGTTATACATATTCAGAACTTAAAACTGCTGTGCAGGATTATATGCAAAACGATGAAACAGCATTTGTTAATAATTTAAATAATTTTATCGAAAACGCAGAAGATAGAATACTTAAATTAGTAGAAACAGCTAACTTTAGAAAAAACGTAGAAGGTCAACTTAGTGCTAATTCACCTTATTTAACTACACCTGATGATTTTTTAGCCCCTTATTCTTTAGCTGTGAAAAATTCTAGCGGTAATTTTAGTTACTTAAAATATAAACACGTTACTTTTATAAGAGATTACTGTGCCTCACCCAGCACAACGGGGTCTCCATTATATTATGCACTTTTTGACGATAATACATTTATTATAGCTCCTGTGCCAACATCTGATTTAGACGTAGAACTACATTATTTGTATAAACCTAATTCACTAACACAAGCAGGAGATAATGGAACAACTTGGGTTTCTAAAAATGCTCCAGAAACTATCCTTTATGGAACATTAGTAGAGGCTTGTGTATTTATGAAAAATTATGAAATAATTCCTGTTTATGAGCAAAGGTTTATTCAATCATTAGATAGACTAAAAAATATGAGTGAAGGCAGAGCTACTAGACAAGAATATAGATATGATCAATTAAGGAGAGAACCGACATAATGGCGATAAAAAAGAAAAGTAAAAGAAAAGCAACTAAAAAGAAAAAAGGTGCTACACCAACTAATCCAGCTTTGTATGCTAGGGTAAAGGCTGAGGCTAAAAGAAAATTTAAAGTCTACCCTTCTGCATATGCAAATGGATGGTTAGTTAGAACTTATAAAAAACGTGGTGGTGGGTATAGGTAATGCCTATTAGAAGAAGCAGTATAAAAAAGTCTGTAACTAAAGGAAAAAGGAAAAAGCGTAAAGACCCTAAAGTAGGCACAGGTAAAAAGCCTAAAGGTAGTGGTAGACGTTTATATACAGATGAAAACCCTAAAGACACTGTTAGAATAAAATTCGCTACTACTGCAGACGCTAGAGCAACTGTAGCAAAAGTAAAAAAAGTTAAAAAACCATTTGCTAGAAAAATACAAATATTAACTGTTGGAGAGCAAAGGGCTAAAGTGATGGGTAAGTCCGCAGTAGCAAGTATCTTTAAAAAAGGTAAAGAAAGTATAAGAAGATCTAGGAAAAAGAAAAATGGCTAAAAAAGGTTTATGGGCTAACATACACGCTAAACGTAAACGTATAAAAGCAGGTTCTGGAGAGCGTATGCGTAAAAAAGGTGCAAAAGGTGCACCTACTGCAGCACAAATGAAAAAAGCTAAAAAAGGAACTAAACGTAAAATAAAAATAAGGGGCAGACGTGGCTAAACCTAAAGGCGGTTTAACAGCATGGTTTGGAAAAGGACCCAAGGGTGATTGGGTAGATATTGGTGCACCAAAAAAGAAAGGTAAGTTTCAAAAATGTGGTCGTAAATCTGCAAAAGGTAGTAGTAAAAGAAAATATCCTAAATGTGTTCCTAGAGCAAAAGCACGTAGTATGACAGAATCACAAAGACGCAGTGCAGTTAGAAGAAAAAGAGCTGCAGGTAATCCCGGAGGAAAGCCTACTAATGTAAGAACTTTTGCTAAAAAAGCTAAAGGCGGACAAATCAAAAAGAAAATAGCTAGAGGATGTGGTGCAGTAATGTCTAATAGGAGAAAAGTTACTAAGTATTATTAGAAAAGGAGAAAAAATGAAAGACGATAATTTAAAAGGCAAAAATATTGCTATTGTTGCTATGGGTGAAAGTCAACTTGATTTTCATTTAAGTTTAGTGCATTCAAATACTTATGATGAAGTATGGGGCATAAATTGCATGGGGGCAATAACAAAATGTGACAGAGTATTTATGTTAGACCCTGTTAGTAGATTTATGGATACAGACGATGCAGGAACACAAACAGATATAATGAGAAGATGGCTTCCAGTGGCTGATTGTCCTATTTATACTTGCGAATTAGATTATAGATGTCCTGCAGCGGTTTTATTTCCATTAGAAGAAATTGTTCAGTATGCAGACTGTGCTTATTTAAATAATACGGTGCCTTATGCTTATGCTTTTGCTTTATATAATGAAGTAGGCACTATAAATTTATTTGGCATGGATTTTACTTATAAAGGCAACTTGCATTTCGCTGAAGCAGGTAGGGCTTGTTGTGAGTTTTGGTTATCTAAATGCATAGAAAGAGGAATGACAGTTAAAGTAGGTGCTCGTTCTGGATTACTAGATACCGATGTGCCTATAGAATCAAGAGTTTATGGTTATCATAGACTTGAAGATCCTGATATAATGGTTTTAGACGATGCTAATACCTATCATCAAATGAAGCTCTCTAAATATAAAAAATTGTTACACCAAGAACAACTTGCTAATATAACTGAAATAAGAACTGTAATAGATACACCACCTGAGGCTAAAAGATATTAATGTTAGATGACAACGTATCTTCTTTTCTAGGATCGATAGAAGTTCAAACCGAAACTAATAAAGGTCATGATCCTGAATGGTGGGCAGAACAAGCAACTAATAGAATCTGTGGTATATCAGAAAATGCAGCTCCACATATTAGACAACAAGCAGAAGCATACAAACTAGCGATTTATAATACAATCCTGTATTATATTAAAAGTGCTATTAGCAGTGATCGTTGCACGATTTCAAATATACTAAATGCACAAGGACATGAAAATTTAGCTAAAATTTTAAAGGAGCTTTGATATGGCAATTTCATCAACATTAACAACTAGTTTTAAAAAAGAGTTACTAGAGGCTGTGCATAATTTTAGTGCTTCTGGTGGTAATTCTTTTAAATTAGCTTTATATACATCAAGTGCTACACTTGGTGCAACCACAACAGCATTTACCACCACAGGACAATCTAGTGGAACTAATTACACTTCTGGCGGAGCAGCATTAACTAATATTGCACCGACTAGTTCTGGCACAACTGGTTTTACTGATTTTGCTGATTTAACTTTTGGCACAGCTACAGTAACAGCTAGAGGATGTATGATCTATAACGATACTAATAGCGATAAATCAGTGGCAACTATAGATTTTGGTGGCGATAAAACATCAACAGCAGGAGACTTTACTATTGTATTTCCAGCTGCTGCTGCCTCTACAGCTATTATAAGAATAGCTTAAAAATAGCCTAATATGGCTATTATAAACGGTTGGGGTCGAGGCACATGGGGTGAAGGTGCTTGGGGTCAAGCTTTACCTTTTACTTTAACAGCACCTAGTGCAGCAACATCGGGATTAGGAACTGTTACTATTGATGCTGAAGCAAACGTCACTCCTACAGGATTAAGTGTAACAGCAGTCAATGGTGGTGTAGCGGTAGAT